AAGTTGTTGAAAGCTTGATGGCTAGAAGTAGGATAACATCATGGAGGGCAGGTGGATTAGTAAAACATTATAACTATAAAATGATTGATATTATTAGGAAGTTTACAAACCAATGACACCTGAAATATTTAAAAATATGTCAAATTATCGGTTTAATACTGTGTATATCTACTTTTGGCAGTCGTTAATAAGTAGTGCTAACTAAAATGAAAATTTCTGTAGGCTTACCGCATATTTCTGAGAGAGTGCATACAAGATTTGCTGACAGTTTAATCGGTATGGTTAATTATTCTTTGGGACAGGGTTTAGAAATTGAGAGGATAAATACTTTCAGAGACAACATTGTCTTTGCAAGAAATAAAATCTCATCAATTGCATTAGAAAGAAAGGCTGATTACTTGTTATTTATAGATGACGACATGGTGTTTGAACCAGATGCTTTAATTAAGTTATTGGACAACAAAAAAGATATTACAGGAGCATTAACCTTTTTAAGGAGGGAACCACACGAACCTTCTATTTATACAAAAAATTCAGATGGCGAAACCTATGACCCTGTTATTATGTGGAAACCCAATAGTTTGATTGACATTGATGCTTTGGGAATGGCATTTACTTTAATAAAGTCTGATGTGTTTATTAAGATGAAAAAGATATCTCAATTTAGGAATCAAATATATGGATTTTTTACACACTTCCCCTTGCCAGGTGAGGACTTGAATTTTTGTACAAGGGCAAAAGAAATTGGATTTGAAATATTTTGTGATACATCAGTGGTAGCAGGTCATATTGTAGAAAAGATAATAAGCTATGGTGATTACATGGCTATGGCAGAAGACAAAATTTTAAGTCTAAAAAGACATATAGCTCAGAGGAAATATGATGCAAATAAACCGCAAGTGTAATTTTACGGATAATAATGCGGTAATTATAAGTAGGGTAGGGGAGTCTGTTTTTAGCCTTGAAAATTAAAAACATGCTACACTTACCAGAGTAGGGGATAAGTAGAAAAATAACTATATGGGTAGACCTAAAAAAACACTTGAAGAGGCTCTTCCAATAAACTGGAAAGAAGTAGTTATTAAGTTTATGAAAAAGGGAGCAAGCCGTCAGGAAATAAAAGCTAAGCTTGATATGTCTAATGACTTATTTGCAAGGTTTTTGGATGATGAACCTGAATTTGCAGAGACCATAAAAAAAGGTGACTTATTGTGTGAGGCATGGTGGGAAAAACAAGGTAGGTTAAATTTGCAGAACAGAGAGTTTAATTCTACTTTGTGGTATATGAACATGAGGAATAGATTTAAGTGGAAGAATGAGCAGGAGATTGTCAATAAAAATGTTAAGACTGTCAAACATGAATTTACTGGACTAGAGAAATGGTTTGAAGATAAAATCAAAGATGTCAAAACTATTACGAACTAATGAGGATATCAAACAAGTTCTTCAGTTAATATATGATACCAAAGACGAAGATGGTCTTTGGATGTTTATTAAAGACGTATTAGGGGTTGAAATCCCAAGGGCTAAGGTATGTGAAGACCACGATGCACCCTTTGATTTTGTCAGAGATATATTCTTTCAAAGAGTCAAAAATGCCATAGCTGTTGCAAACAGAACTGGTGGTAAAACTTCAAATATAGCAATTATAGATACTCTCAATTGGTACTTTTGGAATAATTGCGAGATTGCAACAATAGGAGCCATAGAACAACAAGCCTTCAAATGCTACCAGTATGTACAAGATTGGGTTACTAATAAGCATGTTATTAATGAAAATCTCTCAAATTCATTAATGAGTAAAACAGAAGGACACAACGGTTCTGTAGTACAAATATTGACAGGTACAATGAGTGGTGTTAATTCCCCACATCCACACAAGGCTTCACTGGATGAGATTGAATTAATGGCATGGAACATATTAATGGAATCTATGTCTATGTCTAAATCAGAAGGTAATATCGTAGGACAAACAATACTAACTTCATCAAGGAAATTTGCATTTGGTCCTATGGAAAGAATGTTAAAAGAGGCGGATACGAGGGGTTTCAAGGTTTATAAATGGTGTGTAATGGAAACTATAGCTAAACATGATCCTGAAGTGTGCAAGAATTCAGTCTTTAATGAAGATTGTCAAGGCAGATGTGAGCAATGTTCTGGATACCTTCACCTAGACGATGTCATTTCCATCAAGAGGTCCCTTGATCCTGATACATGGACTTCTCAGTGGCGTAGTCAGAGACCTATGCTTACAGCTCTCATATACCCTCAATTTAACGAAAGAGTACATGTTGTTTCAAATAAACCTGACTTAGGAAAGAAATTAAAGTTATCAGAAGACTTTGGGTTTGCAGAAGGACATGCTGATGTTGTTGGTTTTTTCCAAGACTTTGCTGGGAAAAGGAAGCTTATAGATGAGATATGGGTGGAGGGTAAACAAGATGATGAAATCATAGATATGGTTGAAGACAAGATTATTGAAATGGGTTTCATACCTGACAGATATAAAAATTTACCTAGAAATAATCACGACTTGAAGCGTTTACTAAATCAGTCAGTTGAAATATGGTATTGTCCTCCTGAAGAGCCTTCAAAAATAGCCATACGTCAAAGTCGGGGTTACAGAGTAGTTTACCAAGAAGATGCAAAAATGAGACGTGTTAATAACGGAATTTCTTTGGTCAGGAAGGCCCTTGCAGACAGAGATTCCAATGGTGAACCCATGCTTCAGATTGACCCTAAGTGTTCTGGTACACTTGGAGAATTAAGTGTATATTCTAATAAGATACGCTCTGACGGAACAATACTTGACGAGCCAGCTAAAGTAAACGACAACGGACCTGACATGCTTAGATATTATTACATTAACGAATCACCCATTGAATCTACTCCAGTTTTTTCTAGGTTATCCTCTGTAAACAAAAGCGATACAATGGTTGGAGACATGCGTTCTCAGCAATTTTAGTTTATGTTAATATAATTATATGGTTAGTAAAAAGTTACCCAAAAAAGTGGAAACTGTTGAGATGGGTGGAAGTGGAACAACTGTATATAATGGTGTTGTTTCAGACGTTGAGTATAACTCCGAATTAGATACTGAGTACTCTGGTAATGGGTTAATGATATTTGACAGGATGCGTAAAAGTGATCCTGTTATTAAGGCTTCACTTCGTATTATTAAAATGGGAATAATGCAAGCTGAGTGGACGTTTGAGCCAGCCTCAGATGATTCTAAGGATATGGAGATACGTGACTTTGTTGAGAAAGCATTACTTGAGAAGATGAATGTTGACTGGAAGAAGACACTTGAAGACATACTCACATACCTTGATTTTGGTTTCTTTGTAGGTGAAAAGGTTTTTAAGGTGGAAGGCGACGAAATTTTATTAAAAAAGATTGCACTAAGAACTCAGAAATCTATTGTTAAGTTTGTTACTGAAGACGGTAAGGATGGAGTAACTCAATCTTTGGTTGGAGATTTAAAGAAAGCTGACAAAAGTGGTACTGTATCAATACCTCGTGAGAGGATGGTTCTTTTTACAAATGAAAGGGAAGGTGACAACTATAGAGGGGTATCAATTCTTCGTTCTGCATACAAGCCTTGGTATCTTAAAGAAAACATAGAAAAGATTGATGCAATAGGTTTTGAACGTGCATCTGTAGGTATTCCTGTCTTTAGGATGCCCATGAACCCAACTCCAGAAGATGTTAGTAAAGCCGAAGAGCTTGGTGAAAACATAAGGTCAAATGAGAAGGCGTACTTAATATTACCTAATGGTTGGGAATTTGAAATTACAACTTCAAAATATGATGGGAAAGCTGCCGATCAAACAATAAGAAGACTAAACAGAGATATGCTTATGAATGTTCTTGTCCAGTTTCTTGATCTTGGTTCGGGTTCAACTGGTAGTAAGGCACTTTCAGTTGATCAGTCAGATGCTTTTTATAAGTCACTTCAAGGCATAGCTGACTACGTGGCAAGTGTTTTTAATGATGAAGTAATCCCCCAGTTAGTTAATCTTAATTTTGGTGAAGTTGATAACTATCCTAGATTGGTAGCGACAGGAATACAAGAGACTGATATTGAAAAGTTCTCAACAGGCCTTACAAACCTCGTAAATTCACAAGTTATTACTCCTGACAATGAACTTGAAGACTTTGTAAGAAGTCAGTTACATCTTCCCAAAAAGTCTGAAGATGCAATAACTAGAGATATTATAAAACCAGAAAAAGAGAAAATTGATAGTGATGATGACGAGGATGAATTAGAAGTAAAGACTGCGTCAGAGATGAAGAAATTTCAAGATTTAGTAAAAAAAAATACTTTTTGGAGAGACCTAACCTTCGCAGAAGACAAGGTTAACCTTCCCTCACTCACTAAACAGATTGACTTACTTGAGAAAGAAATAAAAAAAGAACTTCCTGAACAACTAACTTCTGAAGTATCAAACTTACTTAATGATGCACGTTTAGCTATACAATCAAGGGATGCCAAGAGAGTTAATGACATTACCATTAAGTTTAAGGCTGAGTTAAGACAGTTTATATTGGACAAGATGCGTTCAGCCTACGAAATAGGTAAGCTGTCAGCAAGTAATGAAATGGATGTTAATGCCCCACGCACTTATGACGACATCATTGATTTATTAACCGTAAAGGCTGATTCAATAGCGTCTAAAGTTACTCAAGATTTGTTAAATAAGGTAAAACTAAATACATTAGAGCATATTGAGAAAGCAACTCCAGTTGACGATGCCACATCTTCTTTACAGGGTTTATTAACTAACGAAGTTATACGTCACACTGGATACCTGGCATCAAATGTAACAGTCGGAGGTATTAATCAGGGTAGAATATCAGTGTTTGAAGAGTACCCCGAAAAAATATATGCAGTCCAAAGAAGTGAAATACTAGATAGTAGGGTATGTAATTATTGTCTGTCTATGGATGGAAGAGTTGTGCAGAAAGAAGATATCTTGTTAAAACACGGTCCGTTTCATCACATGTGCCGTGGAATTTGGGTTGAAATACTTAAAGATGAAACCGAGAAACCTGAAATCTCTGGAGTGCCAAGCGATTTGAGAGAAAAAATAGGGACACTAGATGAATTTAGTCAGTTATCTAATCCCAACCCCCTACCAGGATCATTAGCCGATGAGTTTATTAAAACAAAGTGAACATAATACGTTGTTGTAACTGCAAGAGATTTTTAGGAAAAGAAGATATCAAAGAAGGAGAAATCCAGCTAAAGTGTCGCAAATGTAAGGTTTGGAATGTAGTTACTGTAATAAAGAGAAAGTAAACATATTAATGGAACGATTTAGTCAAGATAAAACGATTAACAAGGCAACTGATTTTGTTGTACAGAAAGAAACAGAATTTGTCAACAAAATGGAACAAAGAGTTAACCGTGGTGAAACTTATGTTGCAGGAGGTTTAGAAGAAGAAAAGAAGAGACTACAAGAAAAAGGAAGCTTTGATCATGAGGAGGTCTTCATAGGAACAGGAATTTATGTAACTGGACGCAAGGTTAGATAATGTTGACTTGACTAGCCAGTTATTGATGTATAATTTATCTAATGCCAAATACTACTGCTGACTTTCCAGAAAATATACACAGTCCCACTGATACCAGTGAATTTGCAAATTCTAATTTAGGAGAAACAAATCCTACACATACACAACTAGAAGGCAAACAGGAAGAAGAAATTGTTGCAATACAAACCGAGTTAGGCGTTAATACAAAGACAATAACTGAAGCAACAACCCCCACTGCAACCCCGACAAGTGTTGCCGAATATTTGGACATGGTGGCAACACAACTAAAAGCAATAATTGGTGGCACTCATTGGTACACCCCAATTTCAAGTACGTTGGCCACTTTGGTTTCACACCTTGCGGATTTGGCAAACCCCCATGCAGTTACCGCAACTCATGTTGGGTTAGGAAATGTAGATAATACTTCTGACTCAAACAAACCAGTTTCTACGGCTATGCAAACCGCACTAGACGACAAGGTTGATGAAGTGCTTGGTATGGGATTGTCTTCTAATGATTTTACTGATTCTGAACAGTTGAAGTTATCAGGTATTGAGGAGGGTGCAAACGATTACTCTTTGCCAACAGCTACTGACCTTATTTTGGGAGGAATTAAAGTAGGTGCTCGGTTGTCAATTGCCAATGGGGTACTTTCCGCAGATGTTCAAACAACAGACATTACAGGTAAAGCCTCTCTCGCTTTAGACAACCTTGCTTCAGTTGCCATTAACTCCTCTCTTTTATTTGATACAGACAGTATTTACGACATTGGAGATACAACTCACTATGTGGCAAATATATTTAGTGACAAGATTTATTTGAATAGTACAGCAAGTTTGGATGGAAGCGGAGCCGGGACTGTAACACTTACTGGAACTCTTACGGCATTAGCTACCTCAATCATTACCGATACAACCACTGGTTTAAAGATAGGTACAGGGACAACACAAAAACTTGGGTTCTTCAACGCTACACCAGTTGTTCAACCCACTGCTACGACTACTCTCGGAACTGTACTATCAAATTTGGGACTAAGAGCGGCTGGTACAGCTTTCCCGATTTCCACATCAGGAGCGGTATCTTTTACGGGAACTCACACGACCCACTCAATGACATTTTCAGCTGACAGTACCTACGACATAGGTACAACTTCGGTTTATGCGAGGAATATCTTTTTAGATAAATTAACACTTAATTCCACAGCCAGTCTAGATGGAGCAACCGCAGGAAGAATTATTGTTACAGGGCAAGTGTATTCTTCAAATAACTTAGCCGATGCTTATGCTTGGGAAACTGGCGGTACTGCTTTTATTGCTGCTCCAAATAGTCCATACAACAAATATCAGGCAGCTTTACGAGGTTTGATTACAAATACTTATTACTCTGGAGATAGAACCAACATTATGATTGGTTTGGATTTTGGTTGGTGGCAGGGTTCTGGACACAACGCTTCACAGTTAGTTGCTAACTGGGTTTCAAACCACATAAGCGGTGCAAGCACAATCACCAACGGCTATGGTTTTTCACAGGAATTAAATTTTTGGGATGAAGCAGGGCAGTCTATTGAGAGCTATATTCCGTATGGATTTAGCGGTATAACCAGACAAGATGGAAGTGCAAATGCTGTTACCATAACTAACTGGTATCAGTTCCACATGCCTACGATTTCGGCAACCAACTTGACCATCACGAATAAATGGGGGGTTTATATAGAAGATACTACGGCTAAAAACTACTTTGGGGGTCAGGTTCAATTTGGCAACGCTATTTCAACTATAGAGTACACCACCGATCATATGAGTATAAACAAGGGTGCTGGTGGTGGGGTCTACCTATTTGAGGGTGCAGCCATAGGCGAAGTACCTGTATTAAGAATATACGGTTATGGTACAGAAGAGAGTCTTTCTTATGGAGAGTTTGGTTTTGCTGATTACGGTGAACTTGAATACTCTGGTACAACAATGTACTTCACTACTGATTTAAGAACTTCTTATGGTATTCACTTTGGTCAGTATGTAGCTGATAATGTTTCCGCAGTTTTTGGAGCAGGTGCCGATTCTTCAATTTATTTTGATGGCACAGATTTAGTGATAAACTCAGCGTTGGTTGGCACAGGCGTATTGAAGTTTATCAACGCAACAAATTGGACAGCAAACGGAACGGCAAATGTTACCATATCCAATGTAGCTCCTGCAGGAGTTGGAACAGCAACAATCTCAAAATGGTTTACAGTTAAAGACAGTGGCGGTACTGTATATTATTTGCCTGCGTGGACCTGATACTATACTTTACATATGGTACAATTAGACCATGGAAATATGGAAAGATATACAAGGTTATGAGGGCAAATACAGGATTTCAAATACGGGTAGAGTTATAAGTTTACCAAGGAAAAAATGGAATGGTAAGACAATGCTAAATATTCTCGGTAAAGAAAAGAATATTTGTCTGGGAAAAATAGGATATAAATGTACGAGGTTATGGAAAAACGGAAAATCACAATTAGTTTATATACATAGATTATTAGCAATCCACTTCATCCCTAACCCTGATAACTTACCAGAGGTAAATCATAAAAACGGAAACAAAGGAAATACTTATCTAAGCAATTTAGAATGGATTTCTCATGCAGGGAATTTAGCTCATGCGGGAGAAAAAGGTTTAATGTCCCACGGTGAGGGGCGTTACAATGCTAAATTAACTGATATGAAAGTCAAGGAAATAAGAGAACGGTTTAAGAAAGGTGGAATTACATTGACACAATTAGCAGAAGATTATGGAGTTAACAGGGCAAATATTAGACCAATTATTGATGGTAAAAGATGGAAACACGTCACTTAGGTTTGAATTAACTATATCAAAGTAGTATACTATAGGCATGGTAATTACATTATCTTTACCTAAAACTAGGTTAGTTAAAAGGTTGGTAGAATTTTTTGGCCACTGTCCTGAAGATGGGACTAGACTTTTTATTTGGAGTATGGGAAAGTATAAGTGTAAAACCTGTAAAAAGACATACTACGCATGAAAATTAAACTAACTTCAGAAATACTAAACTACGATAATAAACCCATTTTAGATGAGGAAAAGAAACCAATAACATATAGGTCAATCTTCATTACAGCCTTAAACGCACAAATTAAAAGTGAAGAACTAAAACCTGAACAAAAGTTTAAAATGTTCTCTTTATCAGTCAAAATATATGAGGCAGACGAAGTTGACTTAAATGTAGAAGATTTAGTTTTAATTAAAGAACGAGTTGGTTTAATATTTACCCCAATAATCTACGGCAGAGTAAACGAGCTTCTGGAAAAACAAGTATAATCTTATTATAATTAACTTATGAAGAAGAGATGGGATTCTCTAGTTAGTAAGTGGAATAGTTTAATTACAAAATGGGATGCAAGAGAGATTTCTATAGATGTTTACCTTCAGTCTGGAAATTTGGATGCAAATATCATCAGTGGGTCCAACGATATTAGTGTAAGACTGGGTGAAGCCGACGTAATATTGGAATCTGGAAACGTTGATGTAGTGTTAGGATACGGATCAATTGACGCAAATGTAAAATAAAAGTATATTTAAGTTAATGATCATTCAGCTTATTCAAAATGACACAAGGCCAAGACTCACATATACTGTTAAGCAAAATGGCGTAGCAGTAAATATTACAGGTGCTACGGTTAAGTTTAAATTCAGGAAGATTGGTGCAAGTACAAATATCTTCAGTAGAACATGCACATTGTCTGACCCCACTAATGGTGTTTGCTACGTTGATTGGATTGCTGGAGATTTGGATGAGGTGGGTGATTACGAGGGAGAGGTAGAAGTTACTTTTAGTGGTGGTCAGGTCCAAACATCTCAACTAATAGGTTTTAATGTTAGGGCTGAATTTTAATTTTCTTGACAACAACACGCGGTAATACTAAAGTAAAGTAAACTCTATGACCAAAATAGTCACAAAACCAAAAACATTCAGAGGTTCAATAACCGACTTGCACGAGTTAGGTAGTGTTGACTCTCAAAACAAAACTTCTTCTATTGAGATACTTAAGGTAGGTTCATGGGATCACCCTGTGTATGGAGAAATAGATATAACTTTTGATAGGCTTGAAAGATTCAGAGATAACTTTGAAAACAAGGTAAGAAAGGCTGTTGCTATTGACATTGAACATAAGTCAGACGAGGGTGCAGTGGGTTGGGTGAAGAGGCTTTTTATTTCTGACGAAGGTGTTTCGTTAATGGCTGAGGTTGAGTGGACAGACGAAGGTGTACAGTTACTTGGGAAAAAGAAATATAGATTCTTCTCACCTGAGTTTAATGATGAGTACGAAAATCCAGCTACGGGTGCAGTCTATAAAGACGTGTTGATTGGTGGTGCTATAACCAATAGACCCTTTTTTCAAGAACTTTCTGAGATAGTATTATCAGAAAAGTTTGCGATGGGAGGTGAGAAAAAAATGGAGAAAAAGAAATGTGCAATATGTGAAAAAATGGTATCTCCTGACAAAATGAAAGATCACATGGCGAAACATAAAACCGATGATGATCAAAAAAAGAAAGGAGGTGAACCTATGACTAAAGAAGAGTTAAAGAAAAAACTTAGTGAAAATATTAGTTTTGTGCCTAGTGAACAGGACAAAGTTGATATGAAAACTTTTGCAGAAGCGTACAAAGAAGTTACAGCAGAAAGTAAGAAAAACGAACTTATTAAAGGTAACGAACCTACTAAAGGGACAGTTACTTTGTCCGAAGATCAACTTAACAAACTAGAAACTGCTGCTAATGACGGAGTAAAAGCTATGCGAGAGATTCGCAAGATGAAAATTGAGAAAGAAATTAATTCTTTCAAGTTTTCAAGTAAAAACTCGGACGGAGTTATTACCAAAATGTCTGCAGAAATTGCAAAAAAGTTGGTGTTTACTCTTGGTCCAAAACAAAGGCTACTCTTTTCAGAGTTCCTTAAATCTCTACCCAAAGTAAAAATATTTACTGAGTTAGGTAGTGATTATAGTGAAAAAGACCCAGCTAAAACACCTGCTGGAGTTAATAAGTATTCTTGGCAACTTACTCAAAGGG